GCGATCTGGAACACAGCCGTGGAGCACTACGTTATACAAGCGTACATCCTAGACATGTTTGATAAACACCAGAGGACTGACGGTTGGAACTCAGCGGCACATTCTCTGGAGATGAAGTTACGTGCCGATCTAGAAAGGCTACTACTCCTGGATTATAACGTTGGGCTTATGTGGGACTTTAGCGATTTCAATATCAACCACACTTTCAACGCCATGAATGACCTATTCTCTTCTGCCGTTGCCACCATCAAAAAGAGGCTTGTAATGCCGTCCAATTCCTCTGACCCCAGCTACATACGCCAGACGAAATCCGACTTATCAGCTTGCCTGACCTGGGTCAATTCGGCCAGGTTATACACTGTACTCGAAGATCCAGACTCTGGGTTCACTGCTCGTATCGTCAGGAGTCTACAGTCCGGTGAGCGGGCCACATCCTTTGTCAATACGATGCTTAACCGAGCATACACCACTATGGTCCGCGAGTGGGCTATGCACACCATCGGTGACACTTTAATCACAACAGAATCCTATCACCAGGGGGACGATGTTTACGCGATAGCTCGCACTCTAGTGTTCGGAGTGATGGCCTGTATCGCTTACAACGCACTTGGGTACGCCGGGCAGCTCTATAAAATTACTTGTGACTATCAAGGCAGAGCTGAGTTTTTACGCCTCTGTTACTCAGCACCCGATCGAAAAATCGCCGGTTACCCAGTTCGATCTGCCATGGGCCTGATAGCTGGCGAGTTCTTCCGAGAGAACGTTGTCGATCCTGGCTCCCGTGCCGCCGCTTTTGTCGATCAGTATGTTAAGGTTATGAAACGTGGGGGTAATCTACCGATCTCCTTACTTAACACGTTATTGGCCCGTAAGGCCGCACTTAGATATACAGATAAAGCCGGCGTCTTACATTCTGTCTTCCCTGACCTCGATCTCCTTCTGGCCCCCTCAGCTCTGGGAGGATATGGTGTCTATTCCACAGATATATCTACCCCAGGAGGCCCTACCCTCCTGTCCTCGCTTCCTGCCCAAAACCTACCCTTTGCCATAATGCCCCAAAGCCCTCCTCCGGCGGCTATCAGCGCAGCCTCAATTCCTTCTGGCGAAGGGAAAACTACACTATGCAGGTCATACCCCAACCTATTCGTCGACCACGAC